GTGTTAATAGAGTACCATATTCTAGCAATCTTTCTAGCACCATCTTCGGTCATAAATGTTGTTTCTGAAGCGTCAACTTTATTAACTAATTGTTCGCCTGTACCGTCTGAGATGTTTGTCATTTTAACTACAAATTTTACACCAGAAGTATCTGCTATTGTTTGTGTTGTAACTATGTCTGCCATTTTAATTAAATCCTGTTTCTTTGTGACACTCTAACATTAGACTAAAACCATCTACATTAGCGTCTGTTATAATTTGAATATCACCTGTACCTTTAATTTTATTTTCATCTGGTTTTAAACCATAATTATCAATACCTGTCATATTTAATTCTTGTTCATTTTCAAATTGCAATTTTACTGTGCCTGTGCCTTTTATTTCATAGTAAACATTTGCAATTGATATTTCAGATTCATTTGTAGAACCTGATAATGTATCTAATTCAATTAGTTTTTCATCTTCATTTCTCGCACCAGTAATTTTATTAATTACTTTAAATGAATCATCAACTAATTTTTCAGATACGATAGTCATTAATAACCTATGTGTCCTGAGGTACTATCATAAAAAGTTTTAGACAGTTCTCCTCTTTCTTTAGTTTCACCAGCTTTTCTAGTTCTAATATAAACTTTTACTGTATCGCTTGTTCCTGGTTTAGTATAAGTTCTAATACCATTTGCAATTACAGAATTAGCACCGTCAGCCGAATCAGGATATGTGTCAGTGACAACGGCAGTATTATCATACTCCCAAATACCATCTGAACCTGGAACAGTTACCCACGCCATCTTTATTCTCCTGTTTCTGTGTCAATATAATTGTATAGAACATCTGTACTTACATTGTGAAAGTCTGCGACTTTATCAACAGCAGTTTCTACTCTATCAATTATACTACCTTCTTCTTTTTCTATTACTTTAAAAAAATCAGTTACCACTTCTTTGTGAAGAGGTGGCAACTCATTAAAAGTTTTTGTAGTTATAATATTGTTATTATTATAATTACTGATTTTCATTCTCAGCAGGTGCCTCTGCTTCAGGTTGAGTTTCAGTATTAGGTGTAAACTCAATCTGTTGACCCTCAGTGTCCATAATTTGGTCTGTTCTATCAGACGGGTCAATAACGGCAGGCTTTGGGTCACTATGAGGTTGTGCCTCTACTCCATTAAATATTTTACCTGCAATATCAACTCTAGCTTGGTCTAAACCTGCAGCTACTTTATCTCTTAAAGCATCTTTAAATGCTTCGCCAGCTTCTGCATTGTTGCCAGCTGCTAAGTCATCAATAAATGTTTTTACATGTTCACTCATCATTTTCTCCTATTATAAGTTCTCATTATTTGTTGTTGGGGCTGCAATAATACCGTCATCAACTTCTTTTCTAATTTGTTTGTCAATATCTTCAATATCTCTTTGAGATTGTTTTAAGATATTCTTTCTAACATATTCTACTGAGTAATATTTACCAACATAATCTCTTACGCTATCAGCAAGTCTTAATCTTTCTAATAACATTTCAGACTCTTTTAATTCTGCAAAGTGTCCGTCTTGTAAGAAATCATATTGTAATGCATCTCTTAAAATGTGCCAATCTTCATCTGTAATTACAGCTTTTAAGATTAACTGTGTTCTAAGAATGTCATTAAATAATTCAGTAAATTTCTTTCTTAGCCTTTGAACAAATTTAGTAAATTTAAGTTCATCTCTAGTAATTTCTGTAGAACGGCCAAGATTAAAACCTTGACTTGCCTCTAATCTACTAGGAGGAACATTTAAACTTCTATAGAGTTTCGCTCTAAAGTATTCTATATCTGCAATCTCACCTAAGTTTTGACCGCCTGGTAATGTCGTAATATCAGTACCTCTACCACCTTCTCTACTTGGTAACCAAAAGTCTTCAAGCATAGACATATAGTTTCGGTCATCTCTAATCTCACCTGTAGATGCATCATAGACAAGTTTATTTCTATATCTTGCCATAACATCTCTAAGATATTGTTCAGCCTTAACTTTAGGTAAATTACCTACATCAATCTTAAAAATTCTTCTTTCAGGTGCTCTTGCTATTCTGTAAATAACAGCAGAGTCCTCAATCATTCTTAATTGATTAACAGGTTTGATTGCCTTATGTAAATAAGACAAGACCATATTTTTGTTTTGGTCAACTAAACCACTAGGTACAAATGAAACAGCATCTGGAGCAATTTTAATACCACCAGATGTAGTATTAGTTACACCTTTTTCATTGTATAAAAAATACTCTTCAAACTCATCAATCATAGTTAGTGTGCTAGGACCCATAACACCGTCAGGTCTTCTTTTTCTAACTTCTCTAATCTTCTTAATTTTACGAGGGTCAATATATCTTAATTCAGTGATACCTTTTCTTGGAGATTCTCTATCAATTACTTTATGATAATAGATTCTTCCGTCAACATACCATCTTCTAAAGATGTCGTGCCCTTTAGTATTAAAGGCCATTAACCTTAATACTTCTTTAAACTCATCTTCTATCTT